TCACGTAGTTCTTTTTCGTCTTCCTCTACACGTTCATGCACTCTACTCTTACGTTGCATCATCATTGACTTGGGCGGTTCTTGTGCCTCTACTATTTGGTTTTCCATTTTAGTTCCTATTTACTGGGGCCACCGTAGCCTGTGTTGTAAGGGGAGTGGGTAGGCCAGTTCTAATTAGCTGTTTAACGTGCAGCTAAACCACGTTTAGGGGCAGGAGTTGCTTTAGCAAATTGCCCTAAAGCCTCATTAAATTCAGGACCAAATATTTTTGCAATTATATTTCTTAAAGGTCCATTCATTGCTTCACGAATTATGTTTTGCTCTTCTTCTGAAAGCATTTGATAATTACTAAATGCATCATCCATAGCAAGTTCTATTATTGGATTCATTATTTATTATCCTTTGATGTAGGGAACATTCCAACTAAATAGCAAATAGGCTCTAGTATAGTTCTATACACCATACCTAATGTATCACGTTTGTTACTTTTTGATTGAAAGTAAATATCTGCTGTTCTGTGTCTAGCAATATGCTCTAAACATTTTCTTATAAACTTATAATCTTTATTATAGCCTAAGTGTATTAAAGGAAGGAACATCCTATGATAACCTACTTGATGCTCCTTTGTCAAGTTATTTTTTGAATGCTCTAGCCATATTTTATTTCTAAAAGAACCAAAGCCATATGCATTATTCATAGCGGAACAAACAATTTTACTACTAGGTTCTTTATCTCCACCATGTTTTGTAGATATATATTTAGCATTTTCTGGCCTTGCATTATATTCAAGTCTTGCTTGTTCTTTACTCTGCCCTCTTGAAGCTGCTGAATCTGTATATTTTCTTCTTTCACTACCCATCCTTATTTGTTCTGATTGTAACTGACGATTATCAGCTTCACGTTTATCTGCTTGTGTACGATACAACACACCATCATTGCCTCTTCTTGCAGATATTTTTGCAGGTTCAATACCAAAGGCACGTTCTAAAAAGTTAGGCTCAGATCGTCTGTCATCACCAGTAGGTGCTGCTTTACGTGTGCCTTTGCTAGTACTTGCTGCAGTAGATGGTTTAGTTTTAGCTTTAATATTTTTTTGGCTTTGTTGTCTACGAGTTTGATCATCTATAATTGTTTTAGTTTCAGGAGTAGTGGTAGTAGTTTGACTTACAGTATCTGTAGGTACTATATCACCCGCATAAGGGTCTACATAATCTGTATCAAATATACTTTTAGTTTGATCTTCAACACTACTTTTAAACCCACCAGCAGTAGCCATAGTATCTCTATATCTTTGTAAACTAGGACTTAAAGTAAGTTGACTTTGTTCACCAGTAGAAATATTACTTACACGTGCAGCCTCATTCATAGGATCAGGATTAATAGTTTCACGTGGGTCTGCCTGATCAAAGTCTTGACCTACTGGACGTTGTTCTGTACCAAAAGATGGAGATGTTGCCATTGGTGCTAATGAAGGTTGAGAAACAGGCTCAACATAATTTATAGGTATACCTTGTCTAGTATCTGCTAAGTTTGGAAATGCAGAACCTCTATAGTCTTTAACGTCCATGCTACCTCTAAAGTCACTAGTTCTTTCTGAAGGTATTAAATTTCCATAGCCTGTAGAAGCAGGTGCAACTGGGTCTGCACGTGGTATTGTAGGAAGTTGTGGCCCAAATTCCATTGCTTGTCTTTGTAAAATTTCATTTGCTTTAGCTTGGCCTTCATCTAATGAAGGGGTTACTCTATTAGGAAAAATACTATCTAATGTAGGAAAATTAAAACCAGCAACATCTACATTAGATTGTGGTATAAAACTATCACCTTTAGCACTTGCTATACGCCGACCATAATCTGTTTGTGCGCCAAGTGCTGCATTTGTTTGTGCGCCAGTAGTATAATCAGGTTGAAATGTGCCTCTTTGTGTAGCAGCATCCATAGCAGCATCCATAGCAGCCTGAGTAGAAATAGGATATTTTTCACCTAAAAAACTAGTCATATTTTTATAAGGACCAGCTTGAGGTAGTGTAAATGTATTTGGCACAAAAACTTCACTCATTTTTTCTGCCATATATCTAGGATCACTAGCATCTCCCATCATTTGTCTATATTGAGCATTAGTATTATATACATTACCCCTTAAATTTATTTGTTCTTCTGTTGGATAAATATTTTTAGGATCAATGCCCATTTGCATATTTGTTTGTGCTATAGGTTTCATACCAGCTTGTATAGCTGCAGTGTCATCCATGCCGCCACTAGGTATAGTTAATGGCCTTTTTGTTTGTTGTAAAGTACTATTCCTTGAAATAGGTTGTCGTGTTATTATAGGTTGTGATGCTGCTTGATCAACAAGATTTAAATTTACTTCAGGTACAGGTTGTAAACTTAACTCTGCTTTAGGTGGATTGTTTAAAATTTGATCTTTTGACACTTTATTATTTTGCTTATTAAACTCAGTAGCACGTTGTGCTTCTGTTTGAATAACAGGCACAGCATCAAAATCAGGTCCGGGACGTTCAGAACGTATATTAGGTCTTAAATTTTCACCTTTATATGTATCCTGAATCTTTCGAGGGTCTGCTCCTGTTTCTTCTGCTCCAACAACTTCAGAACTAACAGGTTGTCCTTTTGCAAATGCCTCTGCACCCCGTTTAAAGGCAGGTACACGCCCAGCATCTACAGCAGCAGTAGGTGCTTGTTTAACAGCAGGAGCATTAGTATTATCTGCAGCGGCACTAGCAGCAACACTTGCAACTTTTTCAACATCATTATTACCAAGTCCAAATAGTCCACCAACAGCAGCAACAAATCCTTTACCAAATTTTACAAGGGCATTTTCTTCTTCTGGTTCTTTTGTTTTACCACCCATTTTAGCAAAGGTAGCTTGATATGCTTTTTTCTTTGTTGGGTCTGTTTCTGCAGCAATACGTTGCTCTGCAGCAGCTAACTGCCTACGTTTATCTGCCTGTAGCATACCCATTGTAAGCAATCCAAGTGGTCCCATTGCTAATGCAATACCCATTGCTGCAGCATTACCTGCCTTACCACCAAAACTATTTTGACGTTCCATAGTTGAAAAATATGTATCATTGTCCATAGATGCATAGTCAGGGTCTACCTGCAATTCTCTTGGTGTATCTGATCCTTCATCACCACCACCAGAAGTTTGATAACTATAGTTGTTAGCTGTCTGAATAGCTGCCTGTGTAGCTGTAGGTGCAGCATTAGTAGGTGGTGTATACAGTGTGTAACCTGCAGGTATTTCTGTAGTAGCCTTACCATTTACAGATGTAATAATAATAGAGTTACCGTTAGCGTCACGGTATTCCTGCATAGTTACTACAGGTGTCTTCATAAAGTCATCATACACAATAGGTGTCTGCGTACCAGTAGATGTACCACCGCCCATTGTAGGTACAGGTGCTGTCTGTAATGTCTGCATCTGTGGTACAAATCCACCCTCTGCAAATTCCATAGGCTCGCCTTCACCGCCTACAACAATAAGATCAGCCATACCAAATGGTAAGTCATCAGGCATAGTAGCCTCTTCACTATTGCCCATCTGTCCCATACGTTCCATTTGTTTAAGGCCCATCTTAGCCTCTTGTCGTAGTGCCATCATTTTATCTAGGCCATGATATCGTACTACATCTGCAGGAAAAATAAATTCACCTTCACTTACATTAGCTGGTATATCATCCCGTACACCTTCTTTAGTGCCACCAATAGGTACACGATTGCCTGACGCTTCATCAATCTCACCACCTTCATCGTTAAGTCCACCTAGTGCAAATGCTTGCTGAGTCTGGTTATTCATAGATACTACTCCACCTTCTGCGTAATTCTTAGGAGGTACTACACCACCCATGTTAAACCTGAGTGCCTGTGTTTCAGGATCAAAGTCAAAGTCTGTTATGTCTATTTCGGTTGCGGTACTAGTACGCCCTTTAAAGTTACCTGCTGCTGGATATTCTAGTTTACGAGTACCTATTTTTATAGCACCTTTGGTTTCTGCTTTAAGATTATTTAAAACTTTTTTTAATGCATCTTCATATGTTTTTTTAAATATACTTTCAAAATATTCTTTAGCTAATTTATTATATTTTATATTATATTCGTCTTGAGTAATTTTACCATTTTCAAAATCATTATATATCTCAGCATTCTTTATTGCTGTTGGATTACTGTCATCTGCTTGATCCATTGCATAATCAAAAGTATTAATACGTTGTCTAGCTATTTCTTTATAGTCAGGCACTACAATTTTATTAATGTTATTTCTTTTAGCATAATTAATATTAGCAAGTATTAATTTTTTTACATAATCACTCCTAGTTTCTATAGGTGGATTGATAGGCAAACCTTTTTGTTGTTGTTCATAGGCTTTTTGTTGCTGCTTTGAGGCTTGAATTTCTGTTTCTATATCGTCAAATAAACCATCAATAGTGTCATCAACATCTAAACTATCTCTTCCATATTTAATACCATCTGCAGTTTCAAGACTATTAAAAATTGCATTTTTAGATACTGCATCTATCTCTGCCCTACCTTTAAAATTAATACCATACTCTGTTTTTAATAATCTAGCTAAGTCTTCTCCTGCTTCAAATCTATTTATATTATTTTTGTGCATATTTATATGGGCTTGCTTTATAGCATTTATTATTTTACTATTAGGTATAGTAAGTCCAACATCTACATCAAATTCTAATTCTTCTAAAGCAATTTCAATGTTTTGATCAACAATATTATCTATAGATTCTACGTCAGGAGAAGTAGGAGCTTTACCTTTTTTATTTGCTTTTTTTAATTTTCCATAACCTATAGCTACATCACTTTGTAATTCTTCAACTAAAATGTAACGTTCTCTGTCTTTTATTTTTTTTGTAAGAGGACCACCTGCAGGAGTTTCTATTCTAATAGATGATCTAGTATGACCTAAATTAGTTTCAGGTTTGCCAAAATGGACTTTAGTTCCAGCAGCATCTAAATATTTTGTTGAATCTACTGTTAATACAAAATACTCTTCTTCTTTATCTTTAACATTTTGTCTTTGCATTCCTTTATATTCACTATACGCCATAGGATTATCAGAAGGGTTTATTTTTGAAATAGTATACTCTTCAGAGCCATCACCTTTAGCTATATCAATAACTTCTTCTCTAGTGTATTTACGTTGTGGGTCTAACTTTAAACCAAAAGATGCACGTTCTGAACTTTCTACATTAGGCGCACGTTTATTTAAAAACGCAGATATGTTTTCTCCTTTAGTGCCTTGTTTGCCAATAGGCATTTCTTTTAGTGTATTGATTACAGGACTATAAAACTCACCAAGTTGATTAGGGTCTTTTTCTTCTACTGCAGCTAAAAAATCTTTTACTTCTTGACTTGCTGATTTATCAAAATCTGTTTCAACAGGTTTTTTTCTTGCTTTAACCAAAGGATTCATTTGAGACTTAGGTTTAGTCCTACTTGCATCCTTGGCTGCATCAGCAGCTTTTACAGCAGTTTTAAGAGCTTTGCTTAGTAGACCCATTCTGTAGTACCTCTTCCCTTAATAAAAGTAATCTTCGTAATGTATGTATTGCACCTTGCGCTCTATAAACTATAATACTTTCGTCTGTTTGTTCTATAGTGCGGTGTTGTTGTTTAATTAAGTCCTCAACATAATTATTGAATTGGTCCCATTCCTGCTGGTTGACCACCAGTGGCTTGAGGTTGTTGAGTAGGTTGCTGTTCATTTCCTGTAAATCCTTGTTGTCCCGGCGCAGGTACTCCACCTGTACCTATCGTTGAACCGCCAACGCCAGATGCGTCTACTGATGGTTGTCCACCTTGGGGCGGTTGTGGCTGTTCTTGTTGAAAGCCCTTCATCATTTCTGCTTGCAGTGCAGCTTCATTCATATTGTTTGTTACTTTGTCTGGATCAAGATCAAGAGACTTTGCAATCTCACGAATAATATAATCAAACTTAGTAAAGGGTGCTAGTGATGGTGCGGCTGCAATCTGCATAAACTGTGTAAGACGTTGACTGCGTACCTCATTAGCCATAAGACTTTCAGTACCTCGTGCCTTAACTTCCAAGTCACCCTTAATGTCAGGATCAAAGTCAAACTGCATGTTAAACCTAAACAAACCCTCACCTAGTGGGCGTAGTAGGTAGTCATCAATATTTTTAACTACAGACTTAATACTTCCCTGTGCTGCACCCATAAGCATACTAATACCTGATGCAGTTCTACCTACACCTGATACACCTGTTTGCCCATGTGCAAAGCTAGGAAAGCCAGTGCTTTCGTCTGCAAGTACACGTGCCTTATCAAACAGTTGCAGGTTCTCGCCTGATACATTAGGAAACTTAGTACCAAAGATAGCCTGTCCCGGTGCGCCACCTTGACGCCTAAAGACCTTGCCGGGATACAATGACAAGTCCTGACCGGGAACTAGGTTTGTTTCATCAATCTCTATAAGTAAGTTACCCGACAGTACGGCATTATCTACAGCCATACGCATAAAACCATTCATCAGTGTTTGAGTATCGTCCATGTTTTCAGCGATACCTACACCAAAGAAGCTATAGGGATTGAGTTCATACGGGGCAGCATGATACGGTATACGGGCAGGTTTAAATGGATTAATTACCATACGTAGTAGTTTACCATTACAAACCCAAACATTAGCCTGTAGTTCATCTACATCACTAAGCTCAGAGGGAATGTCTACGCCCTGTTCTTCTAAGAAATCTACATCAACCATGCCCCAGTACTCTAGTACTTCATAGCGTTCTACACCATGTTCAGGTGCATAGTCAGATAGATCATCTTCCCAAAATTCTTTATTGTAATTTTCACCAAGTTGTATTGCTTCATCAATTACATTGTCTCTAAAGAAAGGACGTTTCTTCAGTTGACGTAACTGTGTACGTGACATTTTATGACGTTCAATTACATACTGTGCCTCATCCATATTGTTTGCATCTGGATCAGGATAAAAGTTCCACACAGATACATGAGATACCTGTGGTACTGTTTTAATAGTAGGGCTGTACTCACCATCTTCATTCCAATGAGGGTACTCTTTGTCAACAGCAAATGGACCCTTCATAACACCAGTACCAAACAATGCCATTTCAAATGCAGTATTACGTAGATGTTTACTTGCATTAGATTCTTCTAGCTGATCCTGTATTTTCTTTTGCATTTTCTTTGCAGCTACCATAGCTGGACTAAATGTAATAGCGGTAGGTGTCATACCTGTGCCATTCTTTAAACCATCTACGCCACGTAGTTTATCTGTAAAGGAGCCAAGCATTTCGCCTAGTGTTTTACTTGTAGCACCTTTAGCCAGTTCTTTACCGTCACCTTTAAATCCATACGGAGTTACAGGATCGTTTTCTTCTGACTCTTTAATTTGCTCTGGTTCTTTAGGATCAAAGTGTACATCTGCTACAACACCCTCTGGTAATTCTGTAGGGTCTACTGTTAAAGGAAACTTATTGTTAGCAAACATAATAGACTCAAGCTGTTGATATGCAGCTAGTGTTTTAGTTTTAGTAACCTTAATAAAAACTCTTGACTTTTCAGCTTCAGTAAATTGTACATCAGGACCGTATATACCACGGTAGTTTCTATATGCAGCTAACCAGCGTTGTTCATCTTGATTACGATAATCTTCTGCACGTTTAAATCGCCCCTCAATATAAGGAATAATGTTATTGGTTTGATAATCGTCTATAGAAGACTGTTCACTATCTTCTAGTACTATTGATTCGTCTTCAATGAATGTATTATCTTCGTCCATTTATATTTCCTTAATATCCAAAAGTTGAGTCTGCCATTGGCATACTGTTCTGAGGTGTACCTCTACTGTCATAATCAAATATACTAAAGCGTGGCCTAGACATTATACCATAACGTAATGCGTCATACAAGTGATCTTCAGCATGGGTATCTACATCTTCTGGATTCTTTTTATCCAGTGGTATAGCAGGTAGTTGTGAGATAGTTTCAGTACAGGTATTAAAGAATACCATACGTGCTTCCTCTGTAAACTCATCTACCTGTAAACGCCTGTGTATTTCGTTCTTACCAGCTACACGTGAGCCTTTACTTCTATCTGATGGACGCCAGCGACAGCCCCTCATAATCATTTGTTCTGCTAGGCTAGGGCCAGTGTCACCACGTTTATGCCACAGTGACGAGTCAAGTACGCCATACCGCATATTACCATCACCAGCCTCTGCCTCAAGTACCATGTCTGCTAAGTCTACCGCAAGTACCTTAGAGACATACAGTTCTCTGTACACTACCAACTGCTCGTCAGGACTAACCGCAAACCATAAGACTCCTGTGTAACTTCCGTAACCGTAATCGCAAGCTCTAAATTTAACCCAATTATTAGGAATTTCAAAAGGCTCAATGACATGATCGTGTCTATTAAACTCAGTGAAGGCTGCACCTTCTTTAATATCCCAATCACCGTCTAGTAATTGCCTACGTTGTTGCTCTGGTAGTGACAAAAGCATTGCTTCATAGTCACCCTGTTGCGACAAGTACGGATTGTCTTTTAGTCTTGCAGGTATAAACCTGCGTTTAAATAATGGCCTACCTGCTTTGGCATGTCCTGCAGGATACTTTAATGGCTCACCTGTTTCAATATCTGTAGCTATAAACGACTTACCTGCAGGTGAGGGGTCTATAAACATTTTCTTAACCCAATGATGGCCTCTACCACCGGGGTTTGTAGTTGCCCTCATACAAAGAGGTAACTCAGGGTCTGCCGATCTTAAACGTGACCTCATATAATTCCAAGCAAAAGGTGTAGCCCATTGGGTAAGTTCATCAAAACCGATCCAGCTAAAGGCCAATCCTTGATACTTAGTAACATCCTGATCCTTATCTAAATAACTCATCCATAGGGTAGCCCCTGATGGTGCAGTCCATTGCATCTTACGTTCTGACCATTTAATACCGGGCCAAATCTTAGGATACATTTCCTGCGATTTACTAATAAGTTCTCTTAGTTCTTCTGTTGTGTGGCGTAATAGTAGGCCGCTAAAGCTGGAATTACCCATATACCTAAGAGGATCAGCAAGCATAGCGTACGACTTGCCCCCACCAGCACTGCCTCCGTACAGGACTTCTCTTTCACCTGCGGCAAGAAAGTTTGTTTGCGGTCCCTCATTCGGCTTAAAGATAACATTATGGGTTTCCTCAACCTCCTTGATATAGTCATGCTCAATTATATTAGGCTGGGGTAGCTCTTTCTTCGTTGTCTTTTTTGCTGTCAAGCCTTTTCTTTTCGATGGCTTCCGCTTTGGCGATTGCCGTTTTCGCATATTCAGCCCATCTGCGTAGGCTTGTAGCTTGTTGTTTTCTGCTTCGCTCATTCTTTACCCGTTTCATTAACCCTACATGGGAGATACTTCTACCTGTATGTGCGCTTAACCAATTAGCAACTTCTCTATACGAATATTGCTTTAAATACTTTTTAGCAAGTGCTAACTTATTAAGTTCATCGGGTATAGGTTTTAGTATCCTATCATCTTCAGGATCAACTATATACCCAAAAGGTATTGTACGTGAAATTCGGGGAATGTCAACCCATTCATTATTAACTTTTACATCAGTGGGCTGTGGTAATTTCCATTTGCCTAGTGGCCTAGTCATCATCTTCTTCTATATTTTTAGCTGGCATTAACATAACGCCACCCTTTGCTTCTACTTGCATCTTTTCTGTTTTAACCAATCCAGTGCGATCCAGTAGTTCCTTTGCAGAAGCAACTTTATCTTTAATGCCCAGTTCCGTGGGGTCATATAGACCACCGACAATAGCCATTGCAGCTTTTGGTGCATTCCTTGCCATATACATTTGAGTTGCTTCAAGTACTTCTTCCTTTATGCCTCTGATTAAATCACTAGTGCTGTAGGTATCTGAATACCCCGCTAGTTTCTTAGCAAGTACTACATCGCCACCTGCACCATCAAACAGTACATTAAGAAATGCTTGTTGTTTTTCTGTAAGTGTACGTGCCATTAATAAAACATCCCACCTTTACGATAATCTTTTGCGCCTGTTTTAATTAGACCACCTTTGTTTCTTTTTGTAATAGGTTCATCACTACCTTTGCCGGGACTATCTGCAGAATTAGTATTAGATTTACTATTAACCCTATTAGTAGAACGGCCTGAACTAAATCCTGCATCAGATGCAGCTTTTGCTGCTATTCTTTTTCTAGATTTTTTTTCGTCTACATCTAAGATACTATCAAAAGGTTCTATCATTTTTAAATATTCTTCTTTTAAAGCATTTGTTTGTTTTTTTATTTCAGACTCTGTAAGATTAGTATCACTAAGTTTTGCTAACCTACGTTTAAATAGTGCCATAGCTTCTCGTTTTTGTAAACGAGCTTGTTTAACTTTACGATTATCTGGTCTTGTGTTTGCTTCAGTCTTAGGCATTATTTTAGTTCCTTATATTTGGGTAAGCAATAAGCTATAGCTCTATCTTCTGGTGCTATGCCGTGTGTACTATATCGTTTAGTTATTTGATTTGCATAATAGTTGCAATGTTCAATCGTATTAAATACCATTGTGTCCTCTATACGTTCTCTGTCTATGCCAAGATAAACTATTAGTACAAAGGTATACACATTTACATCATTTCAAAATGTGGTGCATCAATAAATGGTCTACGGCCTTGTGATCTACGCAGGTCTACATAGCTATTCATAGCGTCTTCCATAGAACCGTCCCACTCAGCAATGTTGCCTACACTCCAAGCTGCGCCCCACTTAATAGCTATGCCTTGATCACGTGCAGCTTGAGCCATAGCATCAGCAATCTCGTCATACTTATTTAGTTTCCATGTAATATTAGAACCAATATAGGCTACCAGATCAACTGCACGACCTTCTAAGTGTTTACTCTTCATAGTTTGTGAAGCACCACTAGCAACTAACTTTTCCTGTTCCTCTACAGTACGCATACCACAAGTAACACCAAAGTCTATTTTAGTACGTTTAATAGCTTCATTTACTACTTGTACAAGTTGAGGATTCACTCCCTCTAGTCTACCTTTACTACGATTAGATAATTGAAACGTCATTTTTTTCTCCGCTATGAGCTTTGCTTGCTCTCGTATTAACTCTTGTTGTTTTTCTAGTACAATAAACTGCCTGTCAACTTCACTTAACTGTGGCATTTTTATCACATTATCTTTTGCCAAAGAACTTACTCACTGAACGCATTCCTATGCTGGCACTTACAATGCCACCTAATGCAATCTGATACCACTGAGGCATTATCTCTAGTGACGCAAAGCCCTGTGCAACTATAGCATTACCCCACTCACCACAAAATGCAAGTATAAGAGGAATACTAAATAGTAAAGTAATCCATTCATCTTTCCATGAGTTCTCGGTAGCTCTCATAGCTTCCAAGTCCCAATCAATCTCACCAGTAAGCTGTTTCTTTTTTATCTCAGCTTCAGTTAGTTTTATCTGTGTCTTACCATCTATGATGCTGGTAGCTAAACCTGTAAGACTTCCTATTAGTTGACCAATCATTTTTTATACTTCTCCGTATATGCTTCTTCAAAGCCTTCCTCATGAACGCAGTTCTCATGATTGCCCCAAAGCCTTTTAAAGTACGAGTCGTATACATCTAAGTAGTCTTGTTCACTATATTCATCAGGGGCTAACCGCCCTTTGACAATCCAAAGGAACCTATTTACTTCTTTATGTATAGGACTATTTATGCTTCTCATTGCCAAGCCATACAGCAAAACAACCTGTAAGTGCGCCCATACAAATAGACACTAATCCAGATTGTTGTACTGATGGGTCAGGCAATGTCATAAACCAATGTACCGTTTGGTATGTTAGAACAGTAACAGCAAGCATCATAATACGTGGCATGATTTGCCATTTAAGTATACGTTCCATAACAATCTCTGGCATATTACTTCCCCCTATATGCTTTTACTTTTTTTGCAACTTTCTTAGGTTGAGCCACAAACTGCTTACCCGCAGCCTTGCCTCTTCGTTTGGCACGGG